ATTCGTGGCATTGACTACATTCAACCTATTGTGGCTCCTGGTATTGATTACGCTACTGCTGTAATTACCAAATGCCTAATGCCTAACGGCAAAATCAATTTTGAGTTTGAGCGATTCAGTGAACAAGATGGCGACCAAGCCCGTCAAGCTACTGAAATGGTCAAATATATGCTCAATAGCAAGAATGATTCTTATCAAGTCATTCGTGATTGGGCGCAAGATGCTTTGTTGCACAAAAACGGCATTGTGATGGTTTCTCCTGTGCGTAACCCTATTACGCAATACAAAGAAGTCGAAGGCACTCGTGATCAACTCCGAGTATTTGAGACTTTGGCAGGTGAAAAAGGTTTGACGGCCAAACGTCAAAATATGCGTAAGGTTGACGTAAACCTTGAAGGCGCAATGCAAGAAGCTATGGCTCCTGATGAATCAGAAATGATGCAGGAACCTACTGGTGACGAGTTGCAAGAAGCTTTGCGTAACAACACAATTTATCGTGCAAAGTACAAACTAACTGGCTACGAAACAAGCATTCGAGTTAAGCACATTGGCCAACATTATTTTGTTTGCAACCCAACTATTTCTACTATTCAAGATCAAGACTTTGTGGGTTTTTATGACCCAATGACTATCCATGAATGCAAGACTCAATTCCCATTTGTAGACTTGGAAAAATTGGCTGACCATGCTGCTTATGGTCCTGCCGGTGCTTACCAAGCTGGCGCTTTGGAAAACGATTTGGCTCTTCACGCCCGTGACTCCACGCCAGTGCCAGGCCAAGGCGTAATTGCATCTCAAGGTGCTGACCGCTATAGCCGAGTCATTATGTTGACTACTGCTTGGATTCGCAGAGACATTGATGGTGATGGCGAAGAAGAGATTGTGGAATGCTGTTTCTCAGGTTCATACATTTTGTATGTCAAAGAAGTAGACTTTATTCCTTTGGCCAATATGTGTCCAAAACCCATTACTGGTAACTTTTTTGGTTACTCGTTGGGTGAGCGTTTGGTTCCATTGCAAGAGTATGCGACTGCTATCCGCAGGGCTGAAATGTCCTTTGCCATGCAGTCATCTACTCCTCGTATTGGTGTCAATCCTGAATTCTTGGATGCCGAAGAGATTCAGCGTGGCGTAAGTGCCATGTTCATTTTGGATCGTAAGTTTGATCCTACCAAGCACATCTTTGAATTCCAACCAATGCAAGGCAACTTGGGTTATGTGGAATCTGCCATGGCTCGTTTTGAGTCTGACAAGATGGCCATGATTGGCATGACAAGCCCAAGCGACACCCTCAATCCTGAGGTAATGAAAGACGGAAACTCTGGCTTTAAGCTTCAGTTGGCCATGGGTCCTAATCAGTTGATTCAGGACGAAATGGTTAAAAACTGTGCAATTGGCTTGCGTGATGTTATTTACATTACTTGGAAGACTTTGGTTCAGTATTCTGACGATTACAACATTCAGCAGTTGGCCGCTACTTGCCTTAAAGGTGCGCCATTTATGGATGCCCAATCGGTTGAAAACTTTGAGTTTATTGACCGCAAAATGATCAATATTGACCTGGCTTTGGGTTTCCTGTCTGAAGAAAACCGACTGACTCGTCAACAAATGATTCTTCAGGCGCAACAACAGTTTGCCCAAGCCATGATGCAAGTTCCACCTGAAGTGCCTGAAATGTTTATTAAGGTTCGTAGACCTTTTGAAGACACATTACGGGTTTTGGGTGTTAAAGATGTGGATGCTTATTTGCCCACATTTGAAGAAGCCGCTAAGATTATTCAGGCACAAGCTGCTAAAGGCCCATCTCCAGAACAACAAGAAACAGCGTCTAAAGTGGCTTTGAATAATGCCAAAGTTGAAGAAAGCGGATCAGTAACTGCCTTGAATATGAAAAAGGCTGAAGATATTGATATGGATAATTACTTTGAAGGTCTGGCAGCTAAGAGGGGTAAACTTAGTGCCGTACAAATAGATTAAGGATTGCAATGAAAAGCTTGGTATTGAATATTCGTGATTATTTTAATCGCAGAACAAAAGTTGTTGATAGTCATAAGGAGGCCAATGTAAATCGAAAGGCTCTGGTTATAGAGAATGGTGAGAGTGCAAAAAGACTCTTAAAGAATGATGATTTTGCATTGTTATTTAACCTGTATAGGTTTTACCTGCTTGAGATGCTAGAGGAAAGCAGGGACGATGTTAATCGAATTGATAATGCACAGCGTGTTGCCGGAGTCCGAGACTTCATTGAGTTTATTGAACGAACTGAATATCTCGGTAAGGTAGCCAACAAAAATGTTGAAACTTTAACGAAATAAGGTAATATATGTCAGACGTAATCGCTAATGCGACCGCCACTGAGCAAACTGGTGTGAATCCTGTAGATGCTATCGCAGGGATGATTGCCGCCAACAGGCGTAACAATCCCCAACCCGAAGCAGTTACACCACCAGCAGGACAAGAAGAGGCGCAAGCCAAATCCCCTGAGGCGACTCCTGAGGAAGGAATCGAACCTGAAGATGGTATTGACGGGACTACAGAAACTGTAGATGAAGAAATTGTGGATGAGGCCACCGATGGTGTAACCGAACCAGTCAATTTCTTGGAATTTGCAGAGCAGAATCCTGACATGATGTGGAGAATTCCCAATAAAGAAGCCGAAGGCGGTTTTATTGAGATTCCTGTATCAAAGGCAGCTGCTATTTTGGGTCAAGGAAGTGCTATCCATGAAAATGCTCGTAAGCTTAAAGCCGAAAAAGCAGAATTTGAAGAGTACGAAAGTAAACGCAGAGCTGAATTAGATGGTTTGCAGATAGGGTTGGAGTTAACTGTTGTTCCTCAGTTGCAATCAGCGGCTGATGAATTGGTAAAAATCCAAGGTTACAACCAACAATGGAAGCAAATCTATGACAACGCCACAGATGAGGTTCGTAGAAGTGAAGCGGAAGCTGCAATTCGACAAAACAACGAACTAATTCAGGAAAAGTCAGAATTCATCAAAGCGAATCGACCAAAAGTTGAACAGTTTATTGAACACCGATCTAATCTGGTCAAACAGCAATTAGAACAAGCTCGTCAGAGTTTTAGTGACAAGGAACTGGCCAACAAAGCTATTTTTTCCGAACTTCGGGATAAATTAGCTAAAGATTGGAAGGGTGCAAATACTACTATTGTCCCTGGTGTGCCAAACATTGATTTGGTTTCTAGTGACGAGTTTATTTTGGGATTGATTCGGGATGGTATGAAATTCCGTGAAGGTCCTAAAGTAAAGAACGCAGGAGGTTCATTGGCAGCAGCTAGTAAACCAATGGCTCGTGGTAAAACTGCCCCAGAAGATAAAACAGTCGAACTTCAAAAGAAAGCGCAAAGCGGTGATAAGAATGCGGCTCGTGACCTTTTAGCAACATTGCTTGCGGCAAATAAACGCAAGCGTTAATCAGGAGAAATTATGTCTACGATTACAAGTACATCTCTCGGTAACGGCAATGGCGCATACGCCACCGATATCGTTGTCAAAGACCTTGACATGACTGTTTCTAACTATGTTAAGGATCGTACACCGATCACTAACATGGCTATGAGCAAAAAGCGTAAAGTTAACTCAACTTTGCACATTTGGCCTATCGACTATTTCCGCACTCCTACTTTGAACGCAAAGTTGGAAGGCGCATCTGTCGAAGCTTCTGCTGCTGAGTCAAACACTCGTGCTAACTGCGGTAACTACACACAGATTTTCACAACTGTGATTGGTGCTACAGGTACTGCCCGTGCTGTTGAGCAAGCTGGTGGTGACCCACAAGCATATCAAGAAGTCAAGCAATTGACTGAGATCATGTTTGACGTTGAGTTGCAGATGGTTCGTGCCGATGGTGCTTCTATCAAGTACTCTGGTCAAGCTTCTAGCCAAGCTTCTACACCTAACAATGGCCGCCGTTTTGGTTCTTTGTACTCTTTTGCCGGTACACGTTCAGGCAACCCTGATGACGGCACTTCAGTTTTGAACTTGGCTGCTTCTGATGGCAATGACACAACCACAGCTACTGCTACTAACACTCCTTTCAATGGCGTGTTGAGCAACTCTGGTTTGGGTTATTTCACTATCGGTACTGGTGAGACTCTGCAACCTTTCAGCCCTGTGCTGTACAAGCAGTTGGTTACCACCGCTGAACAACGCTTCAACGCAAAAATCACTAACATGGTTGTTGCTACTTCGATGCGTACAGCGATCTCTGACAACATTCCTCAGAGCCGTTCTATCAACCGCTTTAACCCTGCTGACAAGGGCGACACGATTGGTACATACGAAGGTGACTTCAACTACACCTACCAAATCGATGACAACTGGGTCATGGACCAAACTGGCGCTGACAACACTAGCGTCTTGTTCCTGAACCCTGACGTTATCCAGTGGGGTTCCTTGCGTGAACTCGGTCCTAACAACGAAGTGTTCTCAAATGCTGACGCTTCTTTGGACCAGTACATCATGGAAGGTACACTGATTGTTCGTAACCCTGCCGGTGTTGCTGTGTTGGCTTCCATCACACCTACTGGCTCTGTTGTGACAACACCTCGTAACAGCGCTTACGTTAAGCGTTACTTGACCTAATCTCTAGGTCTTTCTGAAGGGGGTGGGCAACCGCCCTCTTTGGAAATATCTGGAGCAAAGCAATGAATCAAGATGAACACGTTGAAGTAAACGAAGACTACTACCTCAAAGGCAATCTTGAGGCGGGAGTTGATGGTGTTTTCCGACAAAACGATAAGTTGTTCAACGAAGTAAAGTCTGGCACTTGGTCACAAACCTTTAAAACCAACAATATTGACTACAAAGTAGGCGCTATTGATGGTGAGCGGTATGTTCAATATGACCAAAAGAATGTGGAAGCCATTCGTGAGTATTGCAAAGGTAGACGAGAGTTTTACCAAATGATTGGCACTACAGATAACCCATTTTTTGCAGGAACTTTTGAGGCAATGAATCTGCCCAAATGTTTTGCACATGAAATTAGTGGCAAATGGTTTAACAATCGTCCTTGGGAGCTGATTAAGCAAGACAAGGCAGATAAAATTAAGTTTTATGCCATTGTTAACCAGTTTTACAGTGATTTTGTGTGCCACCCTAGCGGAAAAATACCACTCCCCTATAATCCACTAGTCAAGACGAAATAAGGATGCGCTATGGCTCTTTTCATCCAATCCGGTAACGCTCTCGTTAGCCGTGTAGCCCAATGGGTCGGAGCCATTCCATCATCAATTAGCATTAATGCAACAGCGTTTAATTCTGCTACTGGCGTAATTACTACATCTGCATCTGCAGTTGGAACAGTACTGGTTGGAGACTTTATTGGACCAAGCATTATGGGTTCATACACAACAGTTTTGGCCGTTTCTAGTACAACAATTACTGTCAGCGATCCTGATGATGTTTGGACTAATCAGACATTTCCTTTGGCAATTCTTAAATTGCCTACGCAATCTACTGTAGAAATTTTGTCTTGCATTCAATTGTGCGAACTAAAAATGCGTACTATTGAATTACCTGCTTTGCGTACAGACCCATATGGTGATGTTCCAACTATTTTGTTGACAGATGAACAAGGTATGGCAGACATTCCTGCCGACATGAACAAACCTATTTTGTTCTTCCAAGAAACACCGAATAGCCAAGTGCCACCAGGCACACCTGCTGCTTCCATGGGTCCTTGGATTATTTATGACCGAGTTGGTGACCGAGAAATTATTCGCAGACGAATGATTGACCAACTTTATGTTCGTCCTTTTGGTGTGCCACGAGTTATTCGTGCTTCATTTTCTGAGGTTGGTCAGCGTTATGTGTTTACGCCCAATCCTGGCAAAGATGTGGAAATTAAAGCTTACTATCAACGCACATTCCCATTTTTGTTTAGCCCAACAGGCGATGAATTAGACCCAATTGTCCAAAACAATGCTTGCCTTGCATCATTTCCTGAAGGATATATGTACGCAACTTTGTGGGCTTATTACGATAAAAACAAAAATAATGAAGAAGCTCAGAAATGGATTTCTCGTTATGAAGATTCTTATGGTTTGATTGAAGACCAGAACTTTAAAGGTAAATGGCTTGGTGGAGATCAGCATTTGACAAGCGAATTCCAACCACGCAATTACCGCTATTCGTTCAAGTGATTTAAGGAAAAAACATGGCTACAGGTGGTCTTTACGGAAATGCTTCCGAATCAGTTGGACTGTATGGCAACACCACTAATTTTGGTGGAACGTATTTTGAATGGTTTATTTTTCAGGATTCTGCAACTCAACCTGCAACCCCAACAGGTGGATCATGGAGTTTTACAACCAATTCAGGAACTGCCCCAACAGGATGGTCTTCTGAGCCGCCACCAAATCCAACATACACAATTTGGTTTTCTATTGCATTAGTAAATTCTCGCAATAGTGCCCCATTAGAGTGGACTGAACCTGCTCCATTTGCTGGCGCACAAGGTCCTACAGGCCCCACCGGAAGTGCTGGACCAACAGGTCCTACTGGAGCCGCATCTACAGTAGCAGGACCCACAGGCGCTACAGGTTCTACAGGCCCTACAGGCCCCACGGGCGCTCAAAGTACAGTAGCAGGACCTACAGGCCCCACCGGAAGTTCTGGCGCTTCAGGAAGCACCGGACCTACCGGACCCACAGGCGCTGCTTCAACTATTGCAGGACCAACAGGTGCGACTGGCCCGACTGGTGCAACTGGCGCTGCTTCTACAGTAGCAGGACCGACTGGTCCGACAGGTTCTGCAGGTGCATCAATTACTGGACCTACAGGCGCTTCAGGCGTTGCCGGACCCACAGGCCCCACAGGTAGTGTTGGACCTACAGGCCCTGGCGGTGCTTTAGCACATTGGGGTTCTTTCTGGGACACAACAACTCAGACTGCTGCAGCCACCAATACTGCGTACATAATTTCTTTAAACAGTGCTGATCCATCAAACAATGGTGTTTCTGTTGTTTCTGGTAGCCGAGTTACTTTTGCAAGTGATGGTGTTTACAGTCTGACATTCTCAATTCAGTTTACCAATACTGATACGCAGGTCCATGATGCAAATGTTTGGTTGCGTAAAAATGATTCAGGCAGTACTGGTGATGTTCCTGATACTGATAGCAAATTTAGTATTCCATCAAGCCATGGCGGTGTTCATGGTAATTTGATTGGCACAGTTAATTTTGTATTGTCATTATCTGCAGGTGACTTTATTGAACTTGTTTGGGCAACAAACAATACTGGTATTCAATTAGAAACAATTGCTGCAGGTACAACACCTACAAGTCCTCGTACTCCTTCTGTAGTGTTTACTGCTACACAAGTGATGTACACCAATCTTGGTCCAACAGGTTCTTCAGGACCAACAGGACCTACGGGCGCTGCAGGAACTTCAGGAAGTGTTGGCCCCACTGGCCCAACGGGACCCACCGGGGCTGCATCTACTGTTGCGGGTCCCACCGGACCTACCGGAGCAAATGGAACTCCAGGAACCGCAGGACCTACAGGCCCGACAGGTGCAGATTCAACTGTTGCTGGTCCTACTGGACCTACAGGGGCATCAGGAAGTGCGGGAACTGTTGGACCCACAGGTCCTACTGGCGCAAACGGAGCAAATGGCGCTACAGGACCCACAGGCCCTACAGGTGATGCAGGAACCGCTGGACCCACTGGACCTACCGGAGCGGCATCAACAGTAGCTGGCCCAACAGGTCCCACTGGTGCAGTTGGTCCAACAGGTGCGGCATTGAATGCCACATACACACGCACAAGTTTTACTGCTACTGCCGGACAAACAACATTTAGCGCAACATACACAGTTGGCTTTATTGAAGTTTATTTGAATGGTGTGTTTTTAAATGGAACAGACTACACCGCTACTGATGGGACATCTGTTGTTTTAGCAAGTGCGGCAGCAGCAGGTGACATTGTTGAAACCATTGCTTACTACACTGTTAACATTGCTCCAACAGGTCCCACAGGCCCCACAGGTGCTGGAACTACTGGCGCTACAGGACCTACCGGACCTACTGGAAGTACAGGACCTGCAGGAAGTGCTGGTTTGGCAAACTTAGGTCTTGTTCGTGCTATTGCCGCCAATTGTGTTTTACCATAAGGATTAATCATGCCCGCAAATACCTCCCCCATTTATTCCATCGTTGGTGCTGTTGACTCAGTAGCATCTAACAACTCTGGTCTTGTTGTTGGCCCAACGGCTAACACGGCTCTTGACGGCTCTGGTACGCTGTACAAAGCATTTACTGCTGGTGCTAATGGCTCATATGTGCAGAAAATTCGTTTTCGTCCAGTAGGCTCACCAGCGGCAACAGTTTGCCGTGTGTTTATTTCATCAAGCACTACAACCAGTGCAACAGCTACTTGGCTGTATGATGAGATCACATTGCCTGCCGTGACCCTTTCTCAGACTGCTGCTTCTAGCGTGTTTGAGTTGCCAATCAACGTGGCGCTTGACCCAAGCTACTTGCTGTATGTGACTTTTGGTACATCAACAGGCGCAACTGGCACTGGTTACTCTGTAGTGACAATCGCTGGAGATTACTAAAATGATCACATGGTTTGAAATCACTTTCTCTGATGGCTCTATGGGCTATCAGAAGATGGAAGACGGCTGGACTACAGGTGTGTATCGTGCTGATGGCACTTTGCTGTCGCCTGAAGAACACGTTGAATACACTTGCACCAACGACAACGCTACAGCGCCAGCTTGGGCCTAAACGATGTTTCCATTTCCCATCGCCAAACCACAAGGTTGTGACATCCAGACGTTTTATGGCGCTGATGCGGGTTCTAGCTCTAGACAAGCAAGAGCATGGAATAAACCTGCTGGGGTAAGCCATGTTTATATGCTTTTGATTGGCGGTGGTGGTAACTCTGGCGGTGGTGCTGGTCAACAAGGTGGCGGTTCGGGTGCTGTAACTGTTTGGTATGGTGCTGCTCAACACGTTCCTGATGCGCTTGTAATATTACCTGCCACTAGCAATAATGATTCAATTGTCTATTATCGTGGAAATTCATTGGTATCGTTATTGACCGCTTTGGGCGGTAATAATGCATCTGCTGGAGCAGCTTCTACTCAGCCAGCTTTTGGGGCATCTGGTTTTTACAAATCAGTAGCAGGCCAAGATGGTGTTTACGGAGATCAAACTGCATCATCTACAACATTTTTATCTGGCGGCGCAGGTGTTCAAGCAAGTGGGTTGGTGACATCAAATTACGGATACGGAACTACAAGACAAGGATATTTTCAATTGCAACCAATTATTGTTGGAGTTGGTGGCGGTGGTAATACTTCTGCGTCTGTGGGAATTGGTTGTGGTGCTAGTGGTGGTGGAACTAATGGTGCTGCTGGTGGTTTTGGCGGCCCAGGCATGGTTTTGATTGCGAGTTGGTAAATGTCATATCCTATAAATTACCCAACGCCACAAGGCGCAAATGTCCAAATCTTTACGGGCAGTGGTGCCTTTCCAACTTACCATGAATTCACAAAAACGTGGATTAAACCACAAGGCGCATCGTTTGTGTTTTTTACATTAATTGGCGCTGGCGGTGGGGGTGCTGGATTTGATGGTGCGCTTGTTGGTGGTGGTGGCGGGTCAGGTTCTATAACAAATTTTATGTGCCCTGCTTTTTTAATTCCTGATTCTTTAGATGTTGCCGTTGCCAAAGGAGGTGATGGCGGTGCATTTAACACTAATGGTGGTAATGGAGAATACACTCGCGTGTCTTATATCCAAAAAGATGGAACTGGATATACGCTTTTAACTGCTCCCGGAGGAAGTGGCGGTAATACTGGAGATTCTGGAGGAGCTGGCGCAGGGGTCATGTCCGAGAATGCATTTAGTGCGATTGGTTTTTTAAATACTGTAGCTGGAGTGAATGGTGGTACAGGTTTGCCAACTACAACTTTTTTAAAAGGTGGTAACTCTTCAAGTTACGATGGTGTTTATGGTTACAGAAATGCTTCGGGAGATGGTTTTTTCCAAATACAACCTATCCCAGTTAGTTTAGGAGGGTTAAGTGGCGGTCCTAGTAACCCTTCGTATATAGGTGGAGTTGGTTCAGGTGGAGGTGGAGCATACTCTTTAATTAATCCAGGCGGTAAGGGCGGTGATGGCCTCGTTGTAATAGTTACATGGTGACAAGATGCTAGATTTATTCAATATCCCAACACCGCAAACGGCTAACTACCAAGAGTTTTATGGAACTGGCGCTATTCGTACTTGGGTAAAACCAAGAGGCGCAAGCATGGTTCGTTTTATGCTGATTGGTTCTGGTGGGGCGGGTAATTCCCAATCAAGTGCAGCAGGAAGTGGTGGCGGCGGTTCTGCTGCTGTGACATCATGGATTGGCCCCGCGATGTTTGTACCAGATGTTTTAATAGTAAATGTTGCACAAGGTTTTGCAAACCAAGCAGGACAAGCATCTAATATTTTTTATAGGTCATCAAATGGCCTTAATACACTTTTGACGGCTAATGGTGGTTCGGCAAGTTCATCAACTACTGGCGGCAACGGCGCATCTGCAATGGCTCCGAATCAATTTACTGCTTGTGGCATTTTTACTTCTATTAATGGACAAAATGGCGGGGCGGGTAGTTCAACAGGCGCAGGAACAAACCAATCCGCATCAACAACCACATTTCTTTCTGGCGGTGCTGGCGGTTCTGGTGGCGCTGCTAATACTGGTGGCTCTGTAACACCTAACTATGGTTACACAGCACTACCCGCAACAACGGCTGGCGGTACTGTTGCTGGTGCTAACGGTTATTTCATTACTCAACCAATCCTAGTTGGCACAGGCGGTGCTGGTGGCACAACTTCCACAACAGTTGGAACTGCAGGTGGAACTGGCGGTATTGGTTGCGGTGGTGGCGGTTCTGGTGAAGACGCAACAGTTGGTGGCCGTGGCGGTAATGGCGCAGTATTTATTTGGGCTTGGTAAAAGGAAACAACATGAGTATCCCACGCAATTTATCTAAGTTAGCAGACTATGCTGATACATCCGGTGGTCTTGCAAGTGTGCCTTTGACCAACCCTACGATTACAAATTATGTTGAAACACCATATTCAGCAAATTCAAGTACTGCAATTACTTTGGCTTTGACCAATGGTACTGTTCAGATCATTACATTGACTGGCACTTGTACTATTACGATGCCTACTGCTGTTTCTGGTAAATCATTTACTTTGTTGTTGAAGACTGGTGCAGGAAGTTATACAGTTACTTGGTCTACTGTTCAATGGCCTGGTGGTACTGCTCCTACATTGACAAGCACAGCATCCAAGATGGATAAATTTGTGTTTACTTCAGATGGAACATATTGGTACGGGTCTACTGCTGGTCAGAATTACACTGCATAAGGGGTTTTAATGTTTTCAAGCAATACAACCCAAGTTAGCAATGCTGCCAACTACATCGAGGATGTGTTTTCAACGTACCTCTACACAGGCAACGGCTCAACACAGACCATCACCAATGGCATTGACTTGTCTGGTAAGGGTGGTTTGGTTTGGACAAAGAGTCGTGGAGGTGGAGCATCAAACGACCACATCCTGAAAGACACTGTTCGCGGAGGGGCAAACTGGATTTATTCCAATAACACTTTGGAGCAACAGACTGGAGACACAGGATTTTCTTTTGGGTCAACAGGTTTTACGCTTAGTTCCTCCTCACTGCAAAACCAATCCACTATTAACCACGCCTCATGGACATTCCGAGAGCAACCAAAGTTCTTTGATGTTGTGACTTGGACTGGCACAGGCTCATTTCCTAGAGTTATTAGCCACTTATTAGGATCAACTCCGGGCTGCATCATCATCAAGAAGACTAGTGCAGCCGATAACTGGTACGTCTGGCATAGAAGCTTGACTGCTGGATATGTGTTGCAGCTTGACACTACTGGGGCAGAGGCTGACGGTGGTGGTTACATGACATCAGTGACTTCAACGACGTTTAGCCCTGCGTACAACGACAACGGGGCAACCTACGTTGCCTACGTTTTTGCCCACAACGCAGGAGGCTTTGGTCTGACTGGTACAGACAATGTGATTTCGTGTGGGTCGTTTACTACTGATGGTAGCGGTAATGCAACTGTGAACCTTGGTTATGAGCCTCAGTGGTGGCTTGAAAAGAACTCAAGTTCCGGTGGTGACAACTGGAACCTACTTGATATTGCAAGAGGGCAATCTAATTCATCTCCAACAGCGTACTTGTTCCCAAATTTATCAAACGCAGAAGCCTCAGTTGGGGCGGCAACAGCTATACCTACAGCGACAGGTCTTAATATACGCTCACACTCTGCAACAACAACCTACATCTACATCGCAATTCGTCGTGGCCCGATGAAAGTGCCTACGAGTGGGACGAGTGTGTTTAGCCCTAATGCCTCATCTGCATCCACAGGCACAACACTTACAACTGGTTTTCCAGTTGATTTGTCAATTTCTCAGTATCGTTTATCTGATCCGCCTCTGTGGAGTGATCGGCTGCGCGGAATGAATTCAACAACTGGAGCAGTTAGCACTCCATACTTAAATAGTAGCGGCACTGGCGCAGAAACTCCAACAACGATTACTCGCGGTTGGGATAACACTGCAATTCAAATGCCAAGTTATTACGGTGGGCTTTCTACAATATTTTGGAACTTCAGACGCGCCCCCAGCTTCTTTGATGAGGTTTGCTATACAGGAACTGGAAGTGCTATGACTGTGACGCACAACTTAGGCGTTGTGCCTGAGATGATGATCGTGAAGCAACGAAGTGCCGCAAGAGATTGGATGGTTTATTCGTCCACTACTGGTGCAGGAAACTACTTGCAGTTGAATTGGAACGATGCGGCTTACGCTGGCACGATTTGGAATAGCACCGCCCCAACGTCTTCTGTGTTTAGCGTTAGCTCAAGCATTCTGGTGAACGCCTCTGGTGGAACTTATGTCGCCTACCTATTTGCAACCTGCGCAGGTGTTTCAAAAGTAGGAAGCTACACAGGTAACGGAAGCACCCAAACGATTAACTGTGGTTTCACAGGCGGTGCAAGGTTTGTGCTAATTAAGCGCACAGACTCAACTGGCGATTGGTATGTATATGACACAGCCCGTGGCATGACAACATTGACTGATCCATATTTGTTGCTAAACAGTACAGCCGCTGAATCTGCAACCCTTGGTTCTGTTACAACAGTTTCAACAGGCTTTGCGGTCAATGCTTCAATCTTGGCGGCAATCAACACAAATGGCGCAAGCTACATCTTTTTGGCGATAGCGTAAGGAAAAATCATGCAAGTACGAATCAGAGAAACAGGCGCAGTCATGTACGAAAGTGAATTTCGTGCATTGCATCCAAACACATCAATGCCACAACAATTGAGCGAAGAATTGCTTAATGACTTTGGTGCTGATGTAGTGTTTGAAGGACCACAAGCGCAACCTACCCGTTATCAAGTTGGTTTTGCCAATGGCGTAGAACAGATTGATGGAAAGTGGTACACAAAGTACTCTGTTGCCGACATGGAACAAGAAGCTATTTCCGCCAAAGACGCTGAACAAGCCAAGTCTGTTCGTGACCAACGCAATACAAAACTGACAGAATCTGACTGGACACAAGTAGCAGATGCCCCTGTTGACAAACAATTGTGGGCAACTTATCGTCAAGCCTTGCGTGACATTAGCACTCAAACTGGTTTCCCTTGGGAAATTACTTGGCCTGACGCACCTTAAATTAGCATAGGAATAGCAATGAAAATAGCCGTGTACGCCATATCCAAAAACGAGGAGCAATTTGTTCAGCGTTTTTGTGATTCGGCACAAGATGCAGACCTGATCCTGATTGCGGATACAGGCTCTACTGATGACACTGTAAAACTAGCATTGGAATGTGGCGCAAAAGTCCACGATATTTGCATCAGTCCTTGGAGGTTTGATAAAGCTCGGGATACCGCCCTTGCTTTGATTCCAAGAGACTTTGATGTTTGTATCAGCCTAGACCTTGATGAGGTGCTGGAGCCTGGTTGGCGGGAAGAAATTGAACGTGTTTGGACTGCCCAAACCACCCGCCTACGCTACAAGTTTGATTGGGGATGTGGCATTTCCTTCTTTTACGAGAAAATCCACCATCGCCATGGATATCACTGGCATCACCCAGTCCATGAATATCCTCGTCCTGATGGCCGAATCCAAGAGATTTATGCCCATACCGATATGCTTTTGGTAAGCCATCACCCTGATCCAACCAAGTCTCGTGGCCAATATATGCCCTTGCTTGAGTTGGCGGTCAAGGAAGACCCACATTGCCCTAGAAACGCTTTTTATCACGCCCGAGAGCTAACCTTCTATTCTCGTTGGCAAGAAGCTATAACCGCCTTAAATCGCTATTTAGCCATGCCTGAAGCTACTTGGCCTAATGAGCGGTGCTATGCCATGCGTTTATTGGGTAAAGCCCATGAAGAACTAGGCATGATCCATGAGGGTTTGAAGTGGTACAGACTGGCTTGTGCGGAAGCTCCTGACACCCGAGAGCCATGGTGTGAGTTGGCGGTGGCAACTTACCGCCTAAGTATGTGGCCAGAGAGCTATGGAGCCGCCCTTTCAGCGCTGAATATCAAGGATAAACAGGCTGTTTACACCATGGACCCAAGCGTTTGGACTGAAAAACCATACGATTACGCCAGTATTGCAGCTTGGAGGCTTGGTTTGAAAGATCAGGCTATCGAATTCTGCAAGAAAGCTTTAGAATTTAACCCTACAGACACCCGTCTATTGACCAATCTCCAGCAGATGGAAGAAGTGCCATGAGCGATTATTCCCGTTTACGAACTCCATTTACCTCGATGTCGTTTACACCCGACATTCCGAGCAATGCTTTGGGTCCAAATGAGTACAACAGCGGGAAAAACATCGAAGCTGACATTCGCACAATCAAGAAAATCTTTGGCGAAAAGCAGATTGCGTCCACTATTACCGATATGCCCATCTTTGTTGAAGGTGGTTTTCGGTCTGAAACCTCTTGGGTATACGTTGTTGCCACCCGTAATTCATCTAGCCAAGGCAAATGGTGGATGATTACGGCCACTGGCATCTCTAATATCACGCCAGGTGTTGGTGCAAACCCATCGGTTTATTTGTCTGGCTACACAGAAGACATCAACATTACTTTTTCTTCTGTTGGTAACGTCTTTTTTATGAATGATGGTCTAAGAAATCCCATGTATTTCTTGCCAACATCCAATGAAATAACCATTACTTCCAATGCTTCTTGGAACTATGACGTTGGAGTTACCTCAACTACTGCAAGTTTTGTGCGTAATTTCTGCTCACCAAACGTAGGTAACATCCTAATTGCAGGTAATTTGACCAAAGATATTGGTGGCACACTGTATAACTACCCCACAACAGTGCGGTGGTCACAGGCTTTTGCTAATCAAGGTTACCCTGCAACGTGGGAGCCAACACTTTCCAACGTGGCCAACGAGCAAGAAGTGCCTGTTCGTGGTCCTTTGGTTGATGGATTCTTCCTTGGTGGCAACTTTTATGTGTGTTCCTATTGGGATACAGTAGTTTTCTCCCCTATTTCCTATCAAAACAGTACTGCCCCAATCTTTGGTGTGCGTTTGTTAAACCAAGGTCGTGGACTGTTCAATAACAACTGTTGGACAAATACTGATGCCAATGTCTATGGCATTGATGCTCGTGACATTTGGGTATTTAATGGATCGGAATTCTCGTCTTTAGGTAACCAAAAAGTAAAAGATTACTTCTTTAGTAACCTGAGTCCTTTGTATTCTCAGCGTAT